AGAGATTACATTGCAGACTTCAAACATAACTATGGAATTGACAAACTACAATTTGTTACTCTTACCGATGGTGACAGTTTCAGATGTAATGGTTTTGGATACAGTGGTGATAATCTCTTCCACGATAGAAGAACAAAAAACACTTATATTTACAAAAGTGATAATGACAATAGAAGAAATGGAACTGATAACCTTCTTAAATGGATAGAACAAACTACTGGTGTTGATACTGTTGGGTTTTACATTTGTAAAAACAAACACAGAGACTTCGACCATGCAGTTGACAAGTTTAGTGGTGAATATCAATCTTGGGATACAAAACAAGAAGGATACAAAGAATTCAGAAAAGATGGTGGTTACAATGTTACAACTACTGAAAAGTCTGGATACAAAGAATTCTACATTCTAAACAAAAAGAAAATGGGTATAGTATCAGAAGATGACACTTTAGATGTCGCAGTTGGTGCTAGTAAACAAGCATTGAAGGGTGCAATGAAAAGAATGGGTAATAACAAAATGTCCCAAAGAAAAATACTTCAACACTTCGTTAAGAAGGTTGCATAGTTGACCTATGGGTACACATTTTAGTATAATACAATCATGGTAAAAAATTCAAATAATAGTGAGGTACAAAATATGAATTTAAATGCAAATCATTATAGGTTTCTGGATGCAGCTGCGGAACAGTTTCCTAATCAAGTGGAGTTTTCAAAATCCACTGTTAAGAAAATCTGCAAAACAGCAGGTATTCCAAAACCATCGTGGTTGTTTAGGAATCCACAGTTCAAAGCAGGTTATGGAACTTATTCCATTGAATCTGTAGTTCCACAGAATTACAATCAAGTAGTTCCAGTTCAAGCAGTTCAAACTGTAGAAACAGTTCCAGTTCCAACTTCAACAGTTGGTATGAATGTTCTTGATGAAAACATTTCAGTTATTCCATCGATTATGGATAACTATGTTCCTTTTGGTCACTTCAAAGACCTCAAGTCAATCCTTAAGTCTGGAGTTTTCTTTCCAGTGTTTATTACTGGTCTCAGTGGTAATGGTAAAACCTTGATGGTCGAACAGATTTGTGCAAAACTCAAGAAGGAACTTTTCAGAGTTAACATTACTATTGAAACTGATGAAGATGATTTGATTGGTTCAAATACTCTTATCAATGGTAACATTGTCTTCAAAGAAGGCCCTGTCCTTAAAGCAATGAGAAAAGGTGCAGTATTACTTCTTGACGAAGTTGACCTTGCATCAAACAAGATTATGTGTTTACAATCCATCCTAGAAGGTGGTGGTTACTTAATCAAGAAAACTGGTGAGTTTGTAAAACCAGCAGATGGGTTCACAGTGGTTGCAACTGCAAACACTAAAGGTAAAGGTTCTGAGGATGGTAGATTCATCGGAACTAACATCTTGAACGAAGCATTCCTTGAAAGGTTTGCAATCTGTCTTGAACAAGAATATCCACCAGTGACTACTGAGAAAAAAATTGTTAAAGGTGACTTTGCAATTCTTGGAGTCAGTGATGATGAGTTTGCAGACAAACTTGTTGACTGGGCTGATGTAATCAGAAAATCCTTCTACGAAGGTGCAGTTGATGAAGTGATATCAACTAGAAGATTAGTTCACATTGCAAAAGCATTCTCAATGTTCAACGACAAGTTGAAGTCTATTGAAGTGTGTCTTGCAAGATTCGATGAAGACACCAAAGCATCCTTCCTCGACCTTTACACTAAGGTTGACGCAGGTGTAAATCCTTTGGGTGACGAATTAGAGTCTGAGGAAATAGTAACAGAGGAGAACGATAAAGATGACTTCACAATATAGTAAGACCTCACTAGAAGCATCTAGTTCTCCTCGACCTTGTGCATTATGCACTGGGTCATATGAGGGTTTTGGGAATAATCCCCAACCAGTATTAGAGAATTATGACGATAGAGTTTGTGATTCTTGTAACTGGAATATAGTTATCCCAGCAAGGATAAGGAGTTTTGAATAATGGGACAGTATGATGATGTTGTCGAAAGACAAAGAGTACTTCTCGAAGCAGAAGAGTGGGCAAAACAACCTAGGTCAATACAAGTACATAGTTTGACTTCTATGTGGTATGAGACAGAAGAGTCAATGAAAGATTTTGAAAATGGTGGTGTGACAGATACACATTACAATGGTGGCCATGTTGTTAGAAAACAAAATGGTAAAGTAATTAGAACCTTTGGTAAGCAAGTAACTGGTGAAGACCTAGTGAATGCATATGTTAGAGGTGGAATTTAATAATAGGGGCTGTATGCTCGGGCAGGGACAGGGAAACGAAAACAACAAAGTGAACACTATTATACACGCATTTGTGTTGAAACTGTTTTCCCATCCCGCCAGATTTTAGGAATATATTATGAATAAATGTCAAGATTATCCAAACATGGTATTCAAAGGAGTGTTGACCAATGAAGGTCATTCAGTTACTTTTAATATTTTTGATGATTATGTGGAAGTCACAAATACAAATGGTGCAATGATATCAGTAAGTAAAATAGAAATTGATAAAGCAATTCAACAACAAAAAGAATTAATAGGGATGGGATACAAATGGATAGGATAACAAAAACAAGACCTTGGTCAAGTAAATCTAAATGGTTTATACCTTTTCATATGATGATGATGGTAATAACTGCATGTTTAATATTTTTCATAAACAAAGCAGAAGCTTCGGATGCAAACAATGAAGCATTTTGTCTTGCACAAAACATGTACTTTGAAGCTGGTAACCAACCACTTGCTGGTAAGATTGCAGTTTCCCAAGTTGTTATCAATAGAACACAACACATGAATTACCCAACAAATATTTGTGGTGTAGTTTATCAAGCAAAATGGTCAGAGAATTGGAAAGGTAATATGATACCTACTAGAAACCAATGTCAATTTAGTTGGTTTTGTGATGGTAAGTCAGACGACCCAGTGGATTCAAAAACTTGGTTAAAGTGTTTGACTCTTGCAAGAAATATTTTACAAGGTGAGTATGGAGATATTACAGAAGGTGCAACACATTATCATTCTGTATATGTAAATCCATACTGGGCAGATTCATTAAACGAAACTGTAATTATTAACGAACATATCTTTTACAAATAATGTACGACAAAATAGAAAATAAACAACTATCTTCAAACTGTATATCACATCAAGAAATAGCAAAAGTATTACATGCAGATGGTAGTTCTTATAAAATGGGAACACTTGTATATGGTACATATGAAGAAATAGAAGAGTGGTGTGAGAAAAATGATATGTGGGTAGACAAATATCTAGACCATGTAAATCCTTCTACAATTTACAACACTGGAGAATGGGTGGGGACTGGATTGTCAGACCCATTTGCAGTATCAGTTCCTTTTGATTATAGGGAAAGTAGAACAAAAGGTAATTTTAATACTCGTGGAGTAGACCAAGATAAATGGTAGAATGGATTGAAGCAATCTTGCAAATAATAGGTGTGCTAACTTTAGTGTATCTATTTACTATTTGGGGATTGAGTGGTGGATTTAAAGGGTTCTTTACTTTTCGAAAGAAAAAGAAGGATGATGTTAACAGTGGAGCTAAGTTTGGTTGACAAATATCAGTTCTGTAGTAAAATAGTATTATGAGTGAGAAAAAGAACATAAAATGTATTGATTACAAATACGATGAAGACAAGTATATTGCACAATTGATTGAATATGTGAATAAGACATATGACCAACATTATTCACAAAATCAATATCAAGCAACTGAATTTATAATTGATGGTGGTCATGGAGAAGGTTTCTGTATTGGAAACATTCTTAAATATGCACAAAGGTATGGTAAGAAACAAGGCCATAATCGTGCTGACCTCATGAAAGTTTTACACTATGCACTATTTGCTCTCCATGTGCATGATAAAGAAGTGGACAAGAGAGCTGCATTATAGTTATAGGAGTAATTATGAAAATAAGTGACAGTACCTTAGAAGTTCTAACAAACTTTAGTAGTATCAATAATGGTATTACAGTACAAACTGGGAATGAGATTAAAACAATCTCTCCTATGAAAAATATCTTTGGTAAAGCAACGATATCAGATAATTTTACAAATGAGTTTTCTGTATATGATTTACCAGAGTTTCTAGCAACAGTATCTTTATTAGGTAAAGATGCAGAATTTGACTTTGGTGAAAAGTCTGTAAACATTAGTGGTGATGGTGCAAGTGCAACATACAACTATGCAGACGCATCAATGATTATTGCACCACCAGAGAAGGACATTACAATGCCTAATCCAGAGGTGGTCTTTGAGTTAAATGATAATCTACTTTCTAAATTAAAGAAAGCAAGTGCAGTACTATCATTGCCTGACTTGGTTCTTGAAAGTAATGGAACAGTGGTTACATTAACTGTTAGAGATAAAAAGAATCCATCAACCAATAACTTTAGTGAAGTTATTATGGATGGTGATGGTCAAACATATGCAATGAATTTTAAAATGGAAAACATAAAGATTGTAAATGATGAGTATACAGTTTATGTTTCGTCCAAAGGTCTTGCACATTTTGTTGCAAAGAACAAAGGACTTGAATATTTTATTGCATTAGAACCAGATTCAGTATTTGGTTCATGATAAATACTATTGTAGGTACTAGACATTGGTATCTGAGGGTGTTCAACTGTTCTCTCTCTTGGGGTTGAACTCGCTTCATAATGGTGGGATTATGAGGTTCTTTATAATTGATAAGGTGATTTATGAGTGATGATTTTTTATGGGTAGAAAAATATCGACCTAGGACAATAGAAGATTGTGTCCTTCCAGCTGATATTAAACAAACATTCTTTGATATCAAAGACGAAATTCCAAATATGATTTTAACTGGTACTGCTGGTACTGGTAAAACTACTATTGCAAAAGCACTATGTGAAATGCATGGTTGTGATTATATCTTAATTAATGGTTCAGAAGAATCTGGAATTGATGTCCTTAGAACTAAAATCAAAAACTTTGCATCTACAGTTTCCCTACAAGGTGGAAACAAAGTAGTTATTCTTGATGAGGCTGACTATCTAAATCCTCAATCAACTCAACCAGCTCTTCGTGGATTCATAGAAGAGTTCCATAAAAACTGTAGATTTATTTTTACATGTAATTACAAAAACAGATTGATTGCACCTTTGCATTCAAGATGTACTGTTATTGATTTCAAAATACCACCAAAAGAAAGACCTAGACTTGCATCTGTATTCATGGCAAGACTTATGATGATTCTTGACAATGAAGGAATTAAATATAATTCAGATGTTCTTCAAGAAATGGTAATGAAATATTTTCCAGACTTTCGTAGAACTATTAATGAACTACAAAGATATGGAGTAAGTGGAAGTATAGATGTAGGTATCTTATCTAATATTGGAGAAGAGAGTCTCCAAGAATTACTTGGACACATTAAAACAAAAAGATTTACAGATATGAGAAAATGGGTTGCAACCAATATTGATAATGACCCAGTAAAGTTATTCAGAAAAATATATGATGCATTGTATGATGTATTAGAACCACAGAGTATACCACAAGCTGTAATCATAATTGCAGACTACAGTTATAAGAATGCTTTTGTAGTTGACCAAGAAGTAAATATTGTTGCATGTTTAACAGAACTTATGATGGAATGTAGATGGAAGTAGGAATTACATTTATATTTCTTTGCATTTTATTTTTTGCTATATACTCATGGGGAGAATATAATGGAATACGAAAAGGTGCAGATGAAATGTATTCTCATCTTTATAGTAGAGGAACTAGAAAAAACGATACAGTAATTGTAGAGTTAGAATATGAGGACAGAAGCAATGTTAAAGAATTCTGATTTCTTTATCCAAAAGGATTGTGGAATAGACTATGAGTTTATAACTAATTGGTGTATAGAACATGAAAACCATCCATGGTTTGCACATGATGAGGATGGGATTGCAACACCAAATCAATTTAGTAATAATCTTCGTGCATATGTTCGTGCATCTAAAGAAGGTTCGGATTTATCTAAAGAAGAAGAAGAACATCAATTTGAGTTAGATACCAAGAATATACAAGGTTATAAAACTTATAATCCATTTACATTTGGATTAAGACCCTTTGCAGATATCTACTGGAATTTAAATCGAATGTTTTATCAAAATCCACAGGTAAGAGAAGCTGGAGAATCATATTACATACATGGATGGTTTAATGTATATACAAAAAGAGAAAACGATAAAGGATACGACCATATACCTTTCCATAAACATATTGAAGAAATACATCCACATATCTATCATGGATTCTATTGTGCAAATGTAGAACCTTCTACTACCACTTACAGAGTGGGCCCAGAAGTTCCAGAGAGTGAGTATGTGGTACATAATGATTATAATGATATGTTGATATACTCTGCTAGTGGATATGAACATGCATCGTCCCCTTGGATGGAAGAAAAACCAAGAGTAACAGTTGCATTTGATTTGTTTCCAGAGTCAGTTTATTTTACAGAAAATACAGGAATGGATTTTGGATGGTCATTAAATGGACACATGTATCAAGCAATACCATTTCCAGACTTATGGCGGAATGAAAGATGAGTTATTTTCAATATACACTAGATGACTTACATAAGAACTCTGCAAGAAAAGAGTTCGATTACATTACTTTTTTTGCAGGCGGTGGTGGTTCATCGTGTGCATATAAACTTGCTGGTGGTGATGTAAAATATATGAATGAATTTCAACAAGTACATGTTGATACTTATCTAGAAAACTTTCCTAATACAGTTCATGAGTGTAAAGACATTAAAGAAGTCACTGGTAAAAGTATTATGGAAATGACAGGTATCAAAAAATATGAATTAGATATTTTAGATGGAAGTCCACCATGTCCACCATTCTCTATGGCTGGTTCTAAAAGAGAGGGTTGGAACAAAGAGAAGATGGCATATGGTATGAAACAACAAAACATAGAAGACCTTACTTGGGAACAAATAAGAATTGCAGAAGAAATGATGCCAAAAATTATTGTATGTGAGAATGTAAAGGGTCTATCTATGGATTATGCAAGAGACCATTTAAATAGAATGATAACTGATTTTGAAAAACTTGGTTATTCAGTTACTTGGAAAATAACTAAAGGACATGAACATGGAGTTCCACAAAAAAGAGAAAGAGTTTTTATAATTGCAGTTAGGGATGATGTTCTAGATGCAATTGGAATGCCATTTATGTGTATGAGTGGATTGTTTCCAGAGACTACAAGTCAAAGAGTATCAATTGGAGAAGCAATAGATGACTTAATAGATGATGAAGAGAATATAAAAGATGCAGAATATCTTACAGGTGCAATGAATGAATCATCCAAATCACACTGGGTAAATGGATTTGATAAACATCCAAAAGAAGAACTAGAACATTGTGGCCCATGTGAGGGATTAGAACCAGTTCTAAAAAGAAAATCTAATTCTGCCTATATATCTATAGGTGATGATATTGTTAAACCTTGGTTTCAAGAACAAAT